ACCGTATTTGCTACCCTTCTCCGGGCGTAGCCTGGAACGCCCAGACGGCTAGTGGACAGGACCCAGTAACCGGCATACCGCTAGAGAATGCTATCAAGCATTACGTGAACAATAACCTTGGCCCTGCTACTACCGCAGCGCGGAGGGTCAACCTCCTTGATATAGCCGCCAACGCTAATCAGGGCGCTAACGTTACGTACACAGTCAAGTTCGGCAGCGGAGTTAATCTCAACCTGTTCGACGTGATCCGCGCTCTCATCGCCCAGACCGGAACCGGCAAGACTATGGGCATCAAGATTACCCGGAATGCGACAACGCATAGGCTGCTATTTGATGTCTACGTACCGCGCGACCTAACAGGCAAGGCGTGGTTCAGCCAGCAGCTAGGTAACCTGACCTCGATACAGTTTAACCTGACGGACCCTACCGCTACCGACTCGCTAGTTCAGGGTGCTGGCACGACATTCGTTCAGAAGACGGCGGCCGGCACTACGCAATTCAACAAGGTGGAACAGTACAGCGACTCTACAGGAGAGTCGGACCTGAACAATTTGAACACTACCGCGTCGGACGCAATACTATCAGGAGCGGCTGGGCCGACGATGACAGTGACGGCCACAGACATACCGTTCCTTACATATGGGCGAGACTACGGAATAGGCGATATAGTATCAGTCGAGGTCCGGCCCGGAGTTGTTTATTCAGATGTTGTTACCGGCGTTCAGCTGACAGCCGATCCATCCGCTACACCGAATATCAATGTTGTGCCCACCATAGGAAATAACGGCAATTCCACTGCTACTGATCAGAGCATCATCGGACAGCTAACTACCAGGATTAAGAACCTGGAGAAGCAACTAGCTACCAAGTGAGGAATCATGGCGACTTACGACTCCAGGCCCAGCGCCTTCACTCAGCTGACCTCGACGGCTGACTGGGAGTCTCTCCTGTCGGCATCATTCCCGACTGCCATCGACGGGTCGGTCGGTAACGCTATGACTCCGTCACTGGATACGGGCGGTCGTAACGCTGTCATCGCTGACGGCAACATTATTGTCAAGGGCCAGCTCTGGAGATGCGATGCCCCCGTTAGTGTTCCGGTTCCGGCCGCATCCGCGCAGAACAGAATTGACCGGCTAGTCATACGCTACACGCGCGGAGCCACTACATCTGCTACAGTCATAGTGCCCGCGGTGATCACCGGTACGCCCTCTGGCACGCCAACTCTACCGGCGCTGACTCAGACCCCGACCGGCATCTGGGAGTACCCGGTGTCACACTGGACCTCTACCTCGGCCGGAGCGCTTACCGGTCTGGTTGATGACCGCCGTCTTACGAACGATCCGTGGCATGACATGCGCCCGCTATCAGGTGGTTTCTTCGGCACAATATCCGGCTTCCCTCCACCGCAGTACCGGTTTAGTGATGATGGTAAATTCGTTGATATAGCGGGGATGATTCAAACTCCAATAGCCACTGGCACCTATAATGCCATAGCGGTATATACTATGCCGCCAGCGTATCGAACTATCAATCCTCAATCCAGATGGCTCGTGACTTCTGTAGCTGACGGAGCTGCTACTCCTGTTCTCCAGCTTCATGCCGATGGTACACTTCAGTTCCATTTCCTTCCCGCCTCGCTGGTGCAGACAATCATCGGTGTGGCCGGACGATACACACTAGATGACCAGAACGGTTTCATACAGACATAGGAGGGACATGGTCTGGGCGTATGTAGACACGGTTCTTGGCGGGCTTGCGCTTCTAGTGCTGTTCATCCATATACGTTGGCATAGTTTCTGGACTAGAAACGATCACCGGCACCATGATGACGAATAGGCGCGGAGTATACTAGGCTCATCATAATATGTGAAAGGAGGATCATGGACGATAGAGACAATACGGGCCGGGGCAGGCTCGTACAGGAAGGCGAAGTGGTCGACCTCGATGAGGTACGGCGCGGAGTCTCGCGTCTGCCGGACCCGCCAATGCGCAGGCCAGAACCGCCGGTGGAAGAGCAGCACGAGCCGTGGGCCAGGCTTGCTGATCTACCGCGCCGAGACAAGATACGCCGCTGGGTGAAGGAAAGGCTAGGCGACTGATGGCTGTTCAGGAAGTCCTCTGCCTTACCAGCAACTACTCGTCACGCGGAGGTGTAGCGCCTATCAAGTTCGCGCTACACACTATGGAAGGTTTCACTGGGTCGAATGGCGCGATGGACTGCGCCAAGTATTTCCAGGGCAACGTCGGCGCTAGTGCACACTGGTGTATCGACAACTTCCATCCCAATCAGGCAGTCTGCGGGGTATACGAGCAGTACGCGGCGTGGACACAGAGCAGCTACAACAGCCTGAGTTTCGGTGTCGAGCAGGCGGGCTATGCCTCGTACTCCCGTGACAAGTGGCTCAACGAGCAGGAAACGCTGCTGCATACGACGGCCTCGCTCATGCGGCAGATATGCGACAAGTATGGCATCCCGCTCCGATCGCTCAGCGCGGGCGAGGCCCAGGACAGCTGGACTAAGGGAGTCTGCGATCATGTGGACTTCGGCTCCGGTGGCGGCGGCCATCACGACTGCGGCTCAGGCTACCCGATGGATAAGGTCATCGAGTGGGCGAAGTCTGGAACAGGAGGCGGCACTACACCAGAAGCAGGAGGAGAGTTCGTGTCATCAGCAGTAGCGTTCTATGAAGGCAAGCGGATCATCGCCTACATCAACCAGTCGGGCCAGATTTGCGTCAATGGCGGGGCCATCGCGGGCTCGAATGCCCGAAGCGGCCCAGGGCTCGAAGTCGATCAGAGTAATGGCCGGAAGGTCATTACGTACACCAACACCAGCGGCAAGCTCTGTACGTACACCCAGGACCCTGGAAGCAATCAATGGGCCTGGTATGACACGGGATGGACCGCGAAGTAGCGAGCTGCAAGAATTAGCTCGTTAACTTAGTACCCGGACGGGGTACTAACGAAACGAAGTAATCGAAAGGAAAGTCAATGCCAGACGATAAGGTTAAGGTCAGCTATCTCAACGTGGGCGCTCCGGGATCGGAGAATGTCTCCATTTCCTCAAGTGACGGCCTCGTGGCCGAGATGTGCCCGAAGTGCTACGCCCTCGTTCCAACCGACCTGATCCAGCAGCACATCGACCAGCCGCATGCTGGCGAGGACCAGACGCCGAACTGGACGCCAGGCGAAAACCTCGCGCCGGATCAGGGTCTGCCTCCGCAACCGGGTGCACCGGATCAGGGCCTGCCTCCGCAGCCCGGCACTCCAGACCAGGGGCTTCCGCCAGAGCAGGTTCCGCCCGGCGAGGTCAGCGGAGGCACCCCGCCGATGCCGGAGCAGCAGCCATCATGACGTCAACGCAAGGCTGGGTCATCGTAGTCGAGGTCGGCATCATCGCGCTAGCTTACCTGGTAAGCCTGTTCCGAGGCCCGCGCGGCCCAATCGCATAACAGGAAATGGGGCGGCCGACCAGGCGTGGGATTGAGGGGGTGCCTGGCCGGCCGCGTCTGTGGGCTGGAGCTAGCAGCTACCGCGAGTAGTCCACTGGCTCCAGTTCAAGCCGTTGTTTGAGATGATAACGGCTGCCCTGGCATTGCCGTAAGGGTCATATGTCGAGAGTGAACCGTGACTCGGATGTATCTGCCATAGACCGCGTTCGCCTGCGGAACCGGTGGCCCATGAACGGCCACCCGACTCTGACTCTGCGATACACGCGGCGTAACGAGCGCGATATGAACTTCCGCCTGCTGCGATCCATAGCCGTTCTAGTCCAGTGAAGCTGTATACATTGCTTGTTGCCGGAATAGCTGCGCTACCGGCCGCATAGTTGGAGCCGCCGGAATTACTAGAGCTAGCGCGGTCATCCGAGTCATTGTCGGGCTCTCGTTCGCCTGAGGATGAACCGGCGCTGGCTATCCTGCCGCCGCACGCCAGCACGATACGCTGGCCGACGCCGATCACGTTCGGGTTGGTGATGCCGCTGGCGCTAGCCAGCGCCGGGTACTTCGCCGGGTTGCCGCAGGCCCAGCCTGCGATCTTACTGAGAGTGTCGCCCGGCCTAACTATGTAGACCCGAGCGGAAGCCTGCGCGGAGGCTGACTGAGTTTGGGCGTGTCCCGCCATCTGCGATTGGCCTGCTGCAGCTACGCCGAGTGCTGCGGCTGCTAGCGTTGCTGCCTTCAGCGCCAGTAGTGGCATGATGGTCCTCTCCTTGAAGGTCCATCCTACAGGGCTTGCGGGGTCCGGTCGGATGGCTTACCGGAGGACGATACGCCGGAAGTACGGCTACGTCTAGCCAATGGCGATACCCGCAGGCCGGGGTCGGTCGGACGCCTACGTGCCGGCAGCGCTACCGGTGGCACGCTCCGGGGTCCGTAGGACCGGCCTAGGTCCTCGGGAGGGTCGGCCGCGCGGAGACCGTTTTACGCACTACCGGTTCAAATGTCGTCAGGCCGGGAACCCGGCTTGGCCCAGAGTTGCCACACGTCTCCGTTGCGGTCGGTCTGCTTGACTAGCACTAGGCCGCGCTTCTCTGGGTTGCGGCACTTGTAGCCTCGGCCGAAGTGCATGTCGAAGCCTGTCCTGGAAGTAAACAGCTCGCCGCATTTGGTGCAGAGACACGGTGCCAGGCGACCCGGCGGCAACTCGTAGTGATCATCAGTCGGGTGAGCGCCGTGGCAGATTTCGCACAGTCCGCGTTCATCGCCTGTGTATGCGCAGAACTGATGTTCAGGACAGATGCTCTCTTCGCCGGTCGCGTACAGCGCCCAGCCTCCGCGTGCTCTGCGGATGCGAGGTAGCTCGATTGTTGCTTCAGGCCTAGGCATCGTCGGCCTCGCCTAGTGGCAGCCGATATAGAATGCCCTCGATATTAACGTCTGGGTACTCTCCTGCCAGGAGGTCTTTCATACGCCTTGCATGCTCCCAGATGTCCGATTCGTTTATGTTAGGGCCGAGAGTGAGCGCGACCTTGTAGACAACTCTTTCTGCGCTGACATTGAACACGAGTCCCTGCCTTTGGACTGCTAATCGAGTACGGAGACGAGCCGGTCTGTCGCTTCGTCGATCTCGTTGTGGTGCTTGATCTTGCCGTTGACGCTGGTAGCGATTTGCCCGTCAGGGAATACCGCGACGAGGCACCCGTCGAGCCCGGCGAGCTGCTTCCAGCCCCAGTTGTGGTTCTCGAAGAGTGCCTCGATCGCGCGGTCGACGCCAATCTCGATGTCCTCTTCCTCGTGCTCGTGCCTGTACCGGCGTATCTCATGTAGCCGCCGGTGGAATGCGCGGTACATCTGCTCGATTTCGTGAGGCATATTGGCGGGTAGCTCCGAGAGGTCGGCCAGGCTACCTTTATGACGCTTCGTGAAGTGCGCGGCGAACTGCTCGGTGTTCATGCTGCTAGCCGCTATAACCATAGTTGGCGGATCAACCGTCTCCGGCACATCTCTTGTCTTGACTACCATGTCTGGTATCCTTCCCGCCGCGAGATGAATCTTCCATGCGGCTCTGCTCTGGTCTGTGTTCGGAACGTTGCGGGCGCACCAGTCGTACTGGCGCCATGCCCACTCCTGTATAGGGTCCACATCAGTTCATCCCGCGCTTGTTGATATCGCTCCGCTTCCTGAGCAGGCGCGAGAAGACTCGGGCATCCCGGTTGGCTTCGATCCGGCCTAGCGTGATGATGGCGGAGCTGATGAAGCAGTAGAGGAACGCGGGCTCAGTAAGCCACCATGGCGGTGTCCAGTTTGCTATGCCGATGATCAGGACGGTGGCGATCGAGGTGAGGGCCGATATGCCGTAGACGATCGTGCCCCAGATGTTGAACACTCGTGGCACTCTCGTAGTGATTGGAATGATCGGTCCTGGCCGCGGTGGCATACGCAGCGGCAGGTCTGGTGGTTCGTTCATGGGCCGGGCTCCTCAACTAGCGGGTCGGACCCATCGACGGTTCGGTGGATCATCTTGTCGTAGACGCCGGGCGTGTTGCGCTGCTCGCGCTCGCGCCGGAATGCCTCGGGGTCCGCGTCATGGCGCTCTAGGATGTCACGGAGAATGCGCGCTTGCCACTCAGTCGGGCTGGTCATGCCGTAGCGCTCCATCATGTAGCGGTAGGCGGCGAGCTGCTGTTCCTCGGCCGGGATGTCACTCCGCTCTGGCAGGGTGAACTTTGACTTGAAGATGCCGATGAAGCCGCCATCCTTGGACGGGATGTATTCGACCTCGAAGTCTTGCGTGGGCTCGTTGTCAGGATCGGATGATGGTGTATGGGACATCTGGAAACGTCTCCCCTACGTGTTCGGCTTGCTCGATTACTTCGATTGGATTGTGCGTAGTGAGCATCCTGTCGTGCTGGTACTTGACGCGGACGTGAGGACCTCCGCATATCCGCGCCGGGCAGGCGTCGGGCCAGCACCAGGCTACGTCGAGCCAGCGCTCTAGCATCCTGGCCATTTCGCCGGCTACGTCAGCGGCCAGCCCCTTGTCGTATGCCACGCGCTTATACTTGCTGATAAGAGCGCTGGACTCTGGGCCGAGGTTGAGGTCACGCATCAGAACGTAACCGTCCTGGCGCGACGCAGGCGGACTGTCCAACCTTCGAGCCGGAGGATGTCCGCGTGCGGCTTACAGGCCGGGATGGTCTCGGTGCTTCCGTTGAGGCCGGATTGGGCGATGTAGATCGCTGAGTTGGAGCACTGGGTCTCCTTCTGCGTGTCGACTCTACAGCGATCCTTGTTGACGTGATACCACGGCACTAGCTTTGCCTTGCGGGCCCGCATGTTACACCTCCGGTAGTGGTTCGACTTGGATTGGAGTGACGACTTCCGTGTTGCCGCCATCTGCCAGCAGTGATATAGATACGATGTCGCCAGGCATGACACGCACCATAACTGCAGGGCCGTCATCGAATGGCTCAAACCTGAGATAGACCTCGCCTGGCCAAGAGCTAGCCAACTCTAGCGACACTCGCCTGTATAGGTGAACGGGGTCTCTTCTCCATGCCCTGTCATTTGGGGTGTCGGTCGCCATCCCGTTCCATTTCGACAATGCGATTCGCAAAGCGTTCTGGCATATGCGGGATACCGGTAGGCCAGCCTCGCGGATTTGGGATGCCAGTTCTTCTGGCATTGAAATGTTGATTCGCTCAGTCATGAGCTTGAACTCCTGCCCTCCTGCAGTTCCTGCCTCGAACCGCTCCCTCTATTATATACCGTTTCGGACGAATAAGCGAATCGGGAGGCCGCAGCCCTAGTCCGGGTCGACTACCCACATGTCTCGGATTGCGATGCTGTTACCGAAGCCAGAGTTCTTGTAGCCTTCAGTGATCACTACATCGTGCATGACTTCGATAGCCTCTAGCTGCGCGCGGAACCTCGGGAAGTTGAATCGGTTGATCCTGATGTAGACCTCTTCAAGTCCTTCGCCTATACACTGGAGAGTGCAGTACTTGCGTAGCTCTGGATACTTGAGAGTTTTTACTATCTCGTCAGGCTCCGCGCCGGTACGCGAGTGTATGTTCTCGACAATGTCCTGATATTCGCGGGCCTTGACTATACCCGCATACACGATTAGCTCGCCTTTCTTTTTGCTGCCCCAGGGCGGGGCTATGATTGCAGATACTTCATCGCCATTATGCGTCGGTATCGGCGCGTCGAGGTCCTTAGCGATGATCGCGGCGGTTACGCGAGCGATAATGTTAGATGTAACCTGTAGCCCGAACGGGTCTTTGTCCGAGGCAAACTGCTTCATGTTCTCGACAGTCTTGACGCCGACGCCGTGTGCACGGAGCATATCGTCCCAGCAGGTGAATGGCTGTTGCTCCCTCGCGCGGAGGATCGAGGCCGCAGTCTTGTCGGCAATTCCGCGCACCGAAGTCAGGCCGGCAGTCAGGTATGTCTGCCCTTTCTTGTCCGTGTACGGCGACCAGGTCGGCCCGCTGGTCCAGTTCGGAGCGCGGACGGGAATGCCGTGAGCGATAGCATCCTGCATCAGCTTGAACTCGGTCTCCTTGCCTGGCTCGGACTTGGAGAGCGATGAGGCGTAGAACTCAACCGGGTAGTGAACCTTGAGGTAGGCGCACCACCATGACACGACCGAGTAGCTGACGGCGTGAGCGATGTTGAAGGCGTACGTGCCCGAGGTGACTAGGCGTTTCCACACTTCCTCGGCCGTCTTAGCGTCCATGCCGTGGAGACTTTTTGCGCCCTCGATAAACCTATCCATGCTGACCTGGAACGCGGCCTGGCCGATCTTCTTGGCTATAATTCTTCTGATCTCGTTCAGGTCGGTCCACTCGAAGCCGCCGACCTTTTGTAGCGTGCTAAGGATTTGCTCCTGGTATACGATCTGGCCGAAGGTACTAGCGGTGATTTCGTCAACCACGGGATGGTAACGGCGAGCCTTCTTTTTGCCGTGTTTGACCTCGCAATAGTCCGCCGTCGTACCCGAAAACAATGGTCCTGGTCGTGATAGCGCGCTGACAGCAGCCACTTGCCAGAAGTTGTCTGGACGTACATCCCTGTTGACAATCCTGGTAGCGCGACCCGCAAACTGAAATATTCCGATGACGTCATTACGCTGAAATATGTCCAGCGTGTCTGGGTCGTCGTCTGGAATCGCATAGAGGTCCTCCAGCGTCAGCCCGGTTAGCTCCAGGCACCGGGCGATCATGCCCATAGTGGTCAGCCCTAGAAAGTCCATCTTAAGCATACCGGCATACTCGGCATCATACTTGTCGATGCTCAGTACTCGTCGTCCATCTCGTTCGTAGGTTGCGCATACATCTGTGAGCGGTGAGTTGGCGACAACCAGTCCCGCCGCATGAACGGACATCCCGCGCACGCCGCCTTCGAGTCGTGTAGCCAGCCACAGTGCAGGGAAGGCATCGAAGACTGCCTTTGCGTTAGGGAACATCTCGGCCGTATCCGCCAGGGAAGCATCGAACCGTGAATCACCACCAGACCGCTCGATGATGAGATTCGAGACGATGTCCTTTGCAGCCTTAGGTACGGAATGCACCCTAGCCACATCAACGAGTGCGTTCTTGCCCCGATAACGGATGAAATTAGCAATAGTGCCCACACATTCAACACCGTATTTCCCCTCCAGGTATTCACGCACTTCGTGACGACGGTCATCTGCGAAGTCGAGGTCGATGTCGGGCGGGTCGACTCGCGTCGTGTCAATGAACCGCTCGAAGATCATGCCCGGATAGCGCAACGGATCAATCTCGGTAATCCGTAGCAGCCAACAGACGACGGATGCGGCCGCGCTCCCGCGTCCGGGTCCGACCGGGATGGGTACGCCGTTACCGTCTGTTTTGCACCAGCGTACTACGTCCGAGGTGGCCAAGAAGAAGTCGATGAAGTCTTTCTCAGTGATATGCTTCATCTCGTACTGGATGCGCTCGTGGAACCAGTCCTGCTCTTTCTGCGGCCGGTTACCGATCCTGCGATACCGCCAGCCCTCGCGGAGCCACTCCCAGATCAGCTCGTTCGCGTCCCATCCGTCAGGGCAGGGAAACTGAAGCCGCTCAGCTTTCGGCAGCGTAACATTACAACGCGCCGCTATCTCTGCGGTGTTCAGGACGGCTTGCCATGCCTGCTCGCGCGGAATGCCGGAGTCGATCAGCTTCTTGGCGATAATCTGATCTGTCTCTGGAAGCGTGAGCAGTACGTCGTAGTTCCAGCTCCGCAGCATCTCATCCGCGGTGGCCATACCGCGGCCTTGCGGTCCGCATGCGTGCAGAATAACCTGCATCTCGTTGTCGGACGGGAGGACGTAGTGGCAGTCAAGAGTCATTGCGAGCGGGATGCCGGTCACCTTGGACAGGTGCGCGTACGCCCGATTGATCTTGCGAGTGCTCTCCAGCTCAGGGAATGCCTGGACTTCAAGAAAGAACCGGTCGCCGAATGTACGGGCAAACCTGGTGGCGATGCCCTCGCACTCCTCAAACGCCTTCCACTTCTGCGCGGTAGTCTCAGGCTCTGGGATGCCTTTGCCGCCGACCATGGTGCAGGCCATGCGGCTACCGGAGCAACCGGACAGTACGATGAGCCCGTCATTGAACTCGGCTACGTCCGCGCCTGTCATGGTTGGGTGCCACTTGAAGTTCTTCCAGCTCCGCGTCACGGCGAGGTTCAGGTTGCGGTAACCGGTCTGGTTCATCGCCAGCATGGTGAGGTGGTACTTGGTCTGCCTGGGGTCCTCGAATGTTGGTGCTGTGTACGCCTCGATGCCGAAGATGGGTATGACGCCACCGATCTTCTTGGCTGCTTTCTCGGCGCGGAAGTGTGAACTGGTATTGCCGTGCTCGGTAAACGCGAGGTGCGTGTAGCCTAGCTGGGCGGCGCGCAGGAGATGTTGCTCTGGCGTACCGTGCCCGTCGAGGAAGCTGTACGTAGTGTGGTGATGGAGTGATACTGCTTTTGGCATTGTCCCGGCCTGCCTCCGGTCGTCCTAGGTCGATCCTACCTCGCGAGCGCCCGCTCCGGTAGGGCTATACAACGCTACCGGGGCCGCGTAGGGGGCGCGTAGGGTCGCGCTAGCGTAACGGACTAGGGTCGGCCCGCCTAGGCCGTTAGAATCCGTTACGGAGCGTTTCATAGAGGTATCCTTGTGGGCTCTGCACTGACAGCCCGCATGTTCTCCGTGTTCTCCATTGGGATGTCTTCCTTGAGGTACTGGAGCTTGAACTTGCTCATGTCCATGCCGAGAGTCTGGATGATGATGTCGCCGCACGCGCGGCATAGCTCCATCGGTCTGTACTCATCCTCGCCCACCACCTGATGCTGATTGGTCTGATGAATCTCTTGCATGTTGAGGCGCACGATAGTGTTGACGCATTCGTGATCGCACCTATCGCAAAACGTCTTTCTCATAGCACGTACTTCCAAGTGCGCTCTAGGTCGTACAAGCGCTGATACTTCTCCGGCGTGGTATAGCCGTCGTATCCGTCGCAGTGAATCTCGACGCCGTTGAGGTGCTCGAACCACGGTAGCTCGGAGATATGGATATGCCAGGTAACCTGACCTGTTGGCAGGTGAATGCAGGCGACGTTGGCCCATGCTGGACCCCACTCTTCGCCGGGCGTGTCTGTGTGCCTGGTCAGGTGGGACGGGAATATCTTGGTCAGGGCTGCGATCACCTTGTCGCGCTCTGAGTAGGCTCCATCCCTTTGCTTCATCAGGTCCAGGATGGAGGCGTTGGCCGACTGAAGCTGTACGCCTAGCTCGCGGATAGCCTTCTGCTGCCGGTCGGCATCCTCGGTCATCTCACGCAGACGGCTGCCGGGCACCTCGAACATGTCGCCGACTTGATCGCTTGCCATGTCACTCTCCTGAATCGTGCGTAGTCTTGTTTTCGGCCGTGGCCAGGAATGCATGCCACGCCAACTTGGCTGAGAGCGGCGACTCATCGCCGGTGCCCATGTCCTTGCAGATTTCGTCTGCCTCTTCACGTGTTAGCAGCATCATTAGCAGAACGGTACCATCTTCGAGACGGTGTAGCTTCCACTTCATGTTACAGACCTGTCCACTTGCCGACTGTGAACTCTGGGTGCCAGAGACTGAGCGGCCAAAGGCCGACAGAGATGACGTACTGCGTGAGTGAGTGTAGCTCCTGGCCCGCGCCAAAGTTGCCGCTGAAGGTTGGGTAGTGCGGAGAGGCCGTGTTGACACCGATACCGATGACGATGTAGACACCTACGCGAATCCATGTGCTGTAAAACAGGCTCTTGATGAAGTCCATGTCACTTCCCGAATACGTAGAGGATTGAACGGAGTATCATCCCGGCGCATAGCATGATGATGAAGAGGTAGAGAGCTTGTTTCTTTGTCAGTCCGTGCCGTATGCGTACTACTGTTGCGGTCATGACATACAGCGCGGCGACGATGAATATCATTGTGTCTCCTGGGTAGGCCGACCGGCTGGCCCCCGCTCGCGCGAGTGCGGGGTCAGTAACGGCCCGCGCGGACTGCGAACCAGCGACACGGCAGGATGTGCGCGCTGATACGCTGCTGGGGGACCAGCCGGCCGGGTTCATCGGTAGTCGGCCGTCAGCTTGGCGACGATCCTACCGAACTCTGACATGTCCTTGGCGAAGGATAGGACGATGGACTCCATCGAGTCATCCGCGTCGTAGGACGGAGGCAGCAGGCTGCCGAGTTCTTCCATGAAGTCCTCGTGCTGCTTCTTTTCTGCCCTCAGCTCCTGGCACTCCTGCCGGAGAGAGTCATTCTCGTCGCGCAGAGCTTGAATCTCCCTGTCATAGAATGTTTCAGGCATCTCGGCCTCGCATGTTGCGGTCTGCCGGTTCTCCCATGTCCCCGAACCTGCTGTCGGGGTCTGCGCGGAGTGCGAACCCGGTGAAGTTGATCAGGTCGAGGCCGCTGTCGTCGTGGCGAATGCCGAGAGTCCAGGTCCGGTACCAGAACCGCTCGAACTTCTTGCGCACGTCCCCGATGATGCCGAGGATGCCCGCCTTGCGCCAGAGCCCGCCGGTCGGGTCGTATCCGCGTTCGCACATAATGCGGAGGCACGGCACGAATACTTCGAGCAGCTGGCCTATCGCGTCGGGCGTAGGCTCCATGCCCATCTTGTTCATGAACTCTTCTGCGGCCACCATGATGTCGAAGTCATCGACAGGATGCGCCTCAGTCACGTATGGTTCGTGCAGGTCTGGATGGCGCCAGGCGTCGGGGTCGCCCCGCGCCGCAGAGCGTAGGTCCGCGACCATTGCCTCGGGCACGTGGTTCGGGTCTGGGTCCGGCAGGCCGGACATTGGCACGCTCATTGCTTCCTCCAGTAGACGCTGAGTCCATCGATGTCGTGAATGGTGTGATGGATGTGATTCCTCGTTCTGTAGTGCATGACAGCTTCCATGGCCATCTCGATACTCCAGTCATCGATGATGCAGTAGCCGCCCGGCTGGAGTAGCGGGTAGAGTGCATTCAGGGCATCCATGGTCGAGACGTACAAGTCGCCATCAAGCCGCAGCACCGATAGCTGGTCTACCGGGCCAGGCAGAGACTGAGCGAAAAAGCCCGGTACAAACTGTACCTGCCTGTCCAGCAGATCGTAGCGCTTGAAGTTGTTCCTGACCTCTTGCTCTGGGATTGCCAGGATTGACTGGTCGGGCTGAGAAGCGAGTGCCTGGTCATCTTCGCGCTCGGGCTCGGGGAATCCCTTGAATGAGTCCGCGACCCAGACGATGCGGTCGGTCACGCCGTACGCCTTGAGTACGCCGCGCATGAAGATGCATGCACCTCCGCGCCAGACTCCCGTCTCGATGAAGTCACCGGGAATGTTGTCGGCGAGTACCTGCTCGATGACGAGCTGCAGGTTGTTGAGCCTCTTGAACCCGATCATGGTGTGAGCACTGAGCGGCCAGTCACGCCCACCTAGACGACGCGCTTCGTCATAGACGCTGTTTGGGCTCCACGCTGTTGGTATGGACGGGTCCTTGTAGATGTAGCCTGTCAGGGTTTTCTTGAGCAGATCGAGGTAGAGTTCGTTCACTTGTCGAACCCGCTTCGCTTCTGGCGGTAAACCCGCTTGCTTTCGAGAGCCCACGGCAGGTCGCATGTTTCCTCGACTCGTTCTGGACCCTGGAACGTGCACATGTGCCGAGTCTCGCAGCTGATCTTGATGAACGGCTCCAGGTACGGGTGAGCCTCGGCCAGGATGCGCCCCATCTCGCGCGTGATCCAGACCAGTTCCTCCTGGAACATGACGCAGGCGCGGTAGGCGTACATCTCCAGGAACGTACGCAGACTGTACTCGCAGTAGATGAAGCCGGTCGTCCCCTCCGGCAGGATGTAGCGCGCGTCCTTGTACTGGACATCGCAGTCGATCGCCGTGTTGTAGACGCGATGGCACTCCATGAGGCAGGCGATCCACTCTGCGCGGAGTTCAGGGTTGACCCATACCGACTCCGGCATCCTGAACTCGGGCATGTCGCCCTGCCAGGTGTCTTGCTGCGACTGTTGCTTGAATGCCGCCGCGCGGGTACGGACGATCATGTGGGTGACAGCGCGGGATACTCCGCGCACCGCGAATGAGAACCTGATGTCTTCCAGGCTCTGGTGTGCGAGCCCGCCCTCCAGGAACTCCATCGAGTCTTTCTGGCCCATCAGCTCGGGCGGCGCTCCAGAGCCGGCTGATTGTGCGTAACGCGAGATGAGGTCGACATCCTCGTCATGGATGCGCTGGATGTACGCGACCTCGATGCCGTCGGTGCCGACCTGTACCATGCCCGTGTTGCTGGGCGACTCGGTACGCCGGTTGTCCTGCGAGAGCCGTCGGCTGTTGCGGTTGATAGTCCCGTGCCAGGTTGTGTCGATGACGCTCCTGGAGGTTTGCCGGGAATACAGGGTGGGCACTACATCCGCGCCGAAGTTGCCCATGGGGCTAGTCTTCGCGTTTGTGTCTTGAGTTTCCATTTCCGTGTCCTGCCTTTGATTGTTACTGAACTCTGTCCCAGCCGCTCTTTCGCAGCATTGAGATGATAGCGTCCCTCGTCTGGTAGTATGCAGTATCGACCCATACTTCATTCTTCCACGCGCCGAACCTACCGGTGAGCAGTACGTCTGGGTAGCAGTCGCAGTCGTGACTGATCGGCTTGTGGATTGTGATCTGCTCTAGCCCGTCCGGTACTGTACCTGGCAGCCATTCGGTGCACTCGTTGCCGAGCAGCCATGCCGACCGCACCCACGGGTAGTAGTTGCCGGCATTGAATATCGTCGTGTCCTCGGGCTGGTCCGGGTATGACCGCTCCATCGTGATGACGACTTCCTTGGAGCGAAAGTTATGGCCCTTGTAGCACAGGTTTTTGAGAGGAGCCGTGTTGATCACGAGGTCGAACTCAAGCACCATGTCAGCGATATGGCTCTGACTGACTTCCATCGTAACATGCCCCGCCCGGCCAGTGCCGGGCGTCATGTATAGCTCCCACAGCTTGTCGTATGTCTCGATGTGCTTCCAGCAGTGATAGCCCTCCGCCAAGATGTTGCCCTGGATCGAGATGTTGATATCGCCGTACAGCTTGTACCGGTAATCGAGGATGCTACCGCCGATGACGAGCTGCCTGATATAGCCGTCGGGGTGATCAGTTGAGATCGCGGGGATCGGCCGCTGCAAGACTAGCGGGCCGCGCTGTGGCGAGCGCTCGCCTGGCGAGTAGATAGTCACTCCCGCGCCGAGGCCGTGCGCTGCATGCGCTGCCGCTAGCCCGGCTGGTCCGCAACCGATCACCGCGATCTTCATCTTGCTTCTCTCCTACTCTGTTGCCTGCGCCGCAGCTCTTGCTCGACTCCCAGCCTGAGGCTGAGCATTAGTGCCTCTAGTCGGAGGTGGCTTTCCTGGATTCAGAACGGCGGGTCGTCTGTGCTTCCTCGCTTCTTGCTGGTTGGGGTCCGGGCGTCCGAACTACGGCTTGACTTAGCGCGCGACCCATCGCGTGCAGGGCGGCTACGGCCGGAGCTAGCTGAGCGTGAAGAGCTTGCAGCCCTGGCGGGAGTGCGGCTGGATCGCGTGGCTGTGCGGCGGGCTGGACGTGCTGGCGGTTCTTCTTCTGCTTCTTCGTCGTCTTCCTCTTCTGCTTCTTCGGCATCCTCGTCCTCGTCGTCTACCTCATCTTCGAGGTCATCGTCATCTTCGTCCTCGTCCTCGTCATCAGGCTCCGGCTCTGCGCGACGACGCGAGCTAGCGCGGGTACCAGCGCTCCGAGATGTCGAGCGACTGCCGCGTGTAGGGCGAGCTGGCGGCTCGTCTTCCTCGTCTTCGTCATCTTCCTCGATGTCGTCCTCATCGACATCTTCGTCTTCCTCGTCCTCATCCTCAAGAGGCAGCCAGCCGTCGCGGTCTACACGGGACTGGAAGTCACCCTCCCACTTCTTGCGCTGGATGACGATACGGCAGAGGGCGTCGTCGCTACCGACTTCCCAGCCGCCGAGGGACTCGATGACGTCGCCGATATTGTCTGGCTCGTCTGAGACTACCATCTTGTTCTTGATGTCGCGGAGCGTGATGCCGAAGCACTGAAGGAACGGCACGTACCTCCACGCGCCCTCGGGCTTGAAGACCAGGTACTCCCATGTCGGGAGTCCATTGAACTTCTTCTTCTCGCCGGTGTTGTCCTCGGCGACCGCGAGCGCCTTGATCATCGAGGTGCCGTCTTCGGCCTGTGTCCACCACATCTTCGTGACGCGGTGGACGAGGATGGTGCCGGTCTTGGGCACGTCGCCGGTATACCTCTTGAACTTGCTGGGCTCGACCTTGACGTCGAGCTGCTTCTCGTTGAATTCGGCGTTGGTTAGCTTCATGCGTGGCATGCTGTTCCTCCTACTTTCCTGCCTTGGCTGCCTTTCGCACTTCCGGCGCTGTCGCCAGAATGTCTTCGATCATGTCAGTGATAAGGTCATACCTCCCTTCCTCTTCGTCCGTGCCGTCAGGGATGGTCTCCCACCGAGGAAGTACATTGAACCTGTCCTTGGCGAAGTACGGCGGGAACGTGTCGTTGATCAGGATGCCCTCGCGGGGAGCGTCGATGTCGCTACGCTTCTTGACGCGGAGGCAGGATACGATGTCCATGTCCGCGCAGAAGTTCTGCGCGATTGCGTAGTCTTTGCCGACGATGTTCGGCAGAACGAGGTCGTCGCCCTCTTCATCTTCCTTGCGCATGGCCGTGGCGACGAAGATGACGTTATACTTCGCGTCGATGAGATGGTTGACGAACCGCAGGAACATGCGCTGCCACTTCTGGTGGTCCTGCAGCTGCGGGATGTCCTCGTCTCGCGCTTCGTTCTCGGCGTGCTGGATGCCGAGCCACCAGCGAATGACTAGCTCCTGCATCTTCGACACGCTATCGACGATGAGGACGTCATCCTCGGTGAGATTCTTGTCGGCCCACTCGATGCTGGCCTCGACATGATCCCAGTCTGGGGCGCGAAGTAGCTTGGCCGTAGAGCCGACACGCTTGGCCGATATGACGCCCTTCTCCGTACTGAGGATATAGCCGTTGGGCGCGAATGAGGCGAACACAGTCTTGCCGACGCCGCTATCGCCGTAGATGCACCAGTTGAATGACTCGTTGAAGTCCGCTAGGTCTTCGACCTTGACCGTGATCCTCGGCCGGTTGCGAGCTACGGCGATACTGGTAACGCTAGCGTCACCGTCGCTGCTGCTATTGCCCCTGCTACTACGCGCTTGGCGTGGCTGTCGCTTGGTCGGTCGTCGTGTGCCTGCCATTGTATGCTCCTGATCTCTGCTACTCTGCCGCTGACTTTCGTAGTGGCGATGGACCCGCTACCGTGTACATAGCATCTCGGTATTCCATCCAGGCTTTGCCTCCGCGCTCGTGCATCTGACACATCGTGAAGAACGGACAGTAGGGGCACATGTCGTTCTTGACCTTGGTCACTGGTAGCTTGCCGGCGCGGACCTGGTTCATGATGTATATCTCGTCGGCTAGCGCCCGCATCTGGTAGTTAACCTCGCGCGGAGTACGGTCCACAAACTCGCGCAGGAACCTCTTAGCGGGCTGAGACTTGCTCACTGAACCGTTCTTGTTCAGGTACGCGCCCGCCGCGTTACGCTGGCGGAGGTCCGGCATTGCCTTGCGCAGGAAGTTGTACCGGATACCGTCGATGGTATCCTTGGGGCCGATGACGCCTTGATGGCGGAGCACGATGGTGGCGACAGCGAAGTAGGAGCCCGCCTGATTGTCTAGCGGAAGGTGCATAGTCTTGATGGAAGCGGCCGTCTTGTGCTCCATCAGCTCCATCAGGTTGTCTTCGTGGTTGATCTCTACGCCGTCGAAGATGCCGATGAAGATAGCGATGACTTTGCCGTCTC